CAATATTCGTCCTGAATGCAGGGAAGTCAGATTCAGATATCTTAGAGGCTACTACACAAAATCAACAGGATTACGATTATGGGAGCCATGCTAGTAGGACTACACAGGCATATCTTTCTGCTTCTGTCAATCCCACAATCCTTCAAAATAACTTACAGTATGAGAATTCAGTTAGTGGAAGTTCTCTAGTTAATTCCGCTAACTTCATGGAAATAAGAACCTCACCACATGGTGGGGGCATTAGTAATGATTATGCGGATAAGATAGGAAATAGGGTATATCCCGGTAATGATACGTTGGGTGATTATGCGACAAACAGAGATGAGACACATGCCTTCAAGGTGAAGGCTTATGATTCAAACACCAGCGATTCTGAGACAAATAGGAAATTCGTGTATTCCACTAGTGATTATCCAGCCACAGAGGAGGTTGGTTTAGATATCGAGAACTATGACTACTTCATTCTCTTGAACCCAGATACGCTTGTCATGGGAGCAGATGCCGTTAGACCACACTTTGCTAAGGTTACTAGAATCATAGCGTTTGATGAGTTTGGCGATGGGTTGGAATTCAGCCCAGCATACCCAACAGGGGTATCCATTGGTACTAAGTTTGAGATTTACAAAGGCCCAGCAAAGACGGCGACTGACATAGTTGCTGTTAGTTATGGGCTTCGTGGTGACACTCTGACTTCTACTCCCAAGCATGACCGCGTTAACTATTGCAGTAGGCCCACTTGGTATTTCTACAAGGATAGACTGGATGAGAAAGAACAGTTAGATTACATGACGAAATACAATCTCACCCATCTACGTTGGTGGGGATACTCAACTAATATTGCAATGGCATCAGTGGCTACTCATGCTCCATTTACTATCGGCACTGGTGGTGTAAGTGGTATAAAATTCGTAACTGATGGAAGTACCATAACTGCGAAACTATCAGTTGGTATGTCAATATTCAACTCTAGTGATGTATATCTAGGTAATATAGAAAGCATATCAAGCAACGATGTGCTTCTGGACTTTGCAAGAGTGCAGATAGATTCTGCGTCATCATTCGATGTAAAGGTGGGTAAGACGATACAGAATGTAATATTCAGGACAGAAGGCAAATTCGGCAATACCATACACAGTCTAGGGAAGGACAGGATGGAGGCTACTCTTGTAGATGCTAGTAGAACCTCCGATGATAGTAACTCTAGTGACTTTTACAAGTGGGAAACTGCCTTCCCGAAGATGCATAGACACACGGCCAACTCTGATACCACCACTGCTACTACGCTAGATGGTAATCTAACAGGACCGGGAAAATATATCACATTTGAAAAAGCGAATTTCAAAAACAATAGAATTCCTCTCATAACTGACGCTACATTAAACCAACCCAGAAATAAGATGAGCCAATTAGCCCGATTCAAAATATTGGATAACAGTGGTCTACAACATCTAAAGGTAAAGGAGGAAGACGATTTAGTTCTAGAGAGAAACATTCACAATGACACATTGAATCTAATTGCGTTTGAGGGTAAAGCCGCTAGACACTCATCGAATACCTCCCTCATCGTGATGAGTGATATCAAGAAGGGAACTGAACTCAGGAACATACTTGGCAACAATGACATCATTGAAGTTGATGGGTATCACTATGTGGTAGCATCTGTTGCGGCACAATCAGGTGGAAATCAGATAATCACGATAAAGGACAAGAAGGAGAAGAGTGCCAATGTATGGAGCGGAAGTGCTGTAGCAGAAAACTTCTCTGAAAAGACCCTTCAACTGGCCCCATATACTGGGGTCATTAACACCACCTTAGAGCCAGATACAGAATACGACTATGCTTCTGGTCGCATATCCATGTCGGATGTAACAGTTGACAAGGATAAGACTAAACTATACAATGCCCGTTTAGTAAATGGTGCATACAACGGTCATGACAACAAGATTGACTATGGAGATAAGGACAATAAGTTCCTAAAGATACAAGATTCAGATAGGGTATTCTATCAGAGAAGCAATGAGAATGCAAGTAGATTCTATTACTATACTGGTGGATATGCAATCAGTGATGTTGCGTTCAGAGGCATTGTAGAGGATGTGTCTAGTGTATCTGAGAATGGGCTAACCACTTATCATGTAGTGGGTAGGGATGAAACATCAAAACTATTGTCACAAACCGTGACTAAGAACACTACGTTCATGGATGACATTCTACATACATCATTACCACCGTATCTGGATGCCACTGCCATTGTAGTAACTACTGGTGGCCCTGCGGTGAATCTAACTCTGTCTGGTTCTACTATCACATGGTATGGTAGTCCTAGCATTACCCCTAAGAGACATGGGTTGGTTTTGAATCAGGCTGGAGAACTACTTGGTGAAGTAAAACAATACGAAGAGAATTATACTAGTTACAATGATAGAATCACCTGCTACAATACCCTCTACTCTACTCCTACTACGACTACCTCCTTGTTGTATTACCATCCCTATGAGTCTACATGGGCCAACCTGATTACCGGAACCAAGGCACTATCTAGCAATAAGTTGCTCAATACCGGGTTAAGTGGGTTCTCCTCTATCAGTGAGAAGGGGCTTGGTTTCAATGGAGGACTATCACTAGGAGGTACATTTGGTGCGAACTCATCTACATTCACACATAGTAAACTAAAGGCCACATCTAATACTGGAACTTATCAGCAAGATAGAACATTAGGATACGATATCTCAAGCCCCAAATCGACATCAACAGATGATTCGATATTTGCCTTCACAGTGGGTGATGAGAATGGTGTCTCTATAGATAAGAAGGACATTGCTACTCTATCTGGTGAGAGGTTCGATGTCATAGCCACTAACGAGAAGTCTGAAGGTGCTACTACAATAGAGATAGCCCCTACATTCCCAGTGGTATTAGGTAGGGTGAATTCCAATAGTCAGGATAGTAGGGGGAATTGCAATATATATCTGGTTAACAACAATATTGACACTGGTGGTTTCATACATAGACTACAAGATAATTTCACAGGGACTGGTTATTATGGTCCGAAAGAAACCATACGTTATTGGGACTTACAAAAATTCAAGGCTGGAACCATTCAGAAGAATAGTAACTCCATCTATAGTGAGGGGAAGACCCCTCAACGAATACAGGGATATGCAGTGGGCTATGGGGTCAAATCTAATGGTGCGACCTTCACGCCTACGGTTACCCCTAGCAACAAACCCATAAACGGTAGTAATACACTCAAGGGATGGACACATCTAACCTCTGGGGGCTTCTATACAAGTGACCTAATTGAGTCCTACACCGGCTCTGCGGATATGGTGACCGTGAATGGAGAAAATGATATCCAGTGGGATGCGTTTGAACAGATTGACCCTAGAGCGGATAATTACGAACTATTAGCAGTGGGGGATTTATTCCCATACTCAAAACTCAGACATAACAATTTGGGTTATCACACTAAGAATTATGATGAGTTCGGTATATTGCTTGAGACAAACAACTCAAACTCAGGAACTACTATTCATGAGGACTACATAGGTAAGACATCTTCAACCTTAGTAACAGAGAACATGACCGAGGAATCTTCCATCTCTTCTGCTACTCAAACCACCAACCAAAGTAGGAGATATGGTGTGATAAGACTAGTAGAAGCGACCTTTGATTGGCATTTCAATCCAGTAGATTTTGAGAATCTGAAACCTGTTGATGAGATACCAACACTCCCATATTTCGATTATGTCATGATGAGGTCGCCAACAGTTGAGACTGCTTCAAATAGCCTTGTTTTGTCTACTGATACAAATGTCAGCACATCTAGTAGCACAATAACGCCGAACCAAGGGGATATGTTCTATTCCAAGGACTATATCGGTGAGACTCCAGACACAATGCACGCTAGTTTCTCTTCAGCCAGCAGACCCACCGAATCCAACGGCTTCGTAGCAGTCAAGATGGCGAGTAGTTGGTATGGTAACCACTATAGGAGGGGCTTAGGTGGTACTTACGATGACATTCTGAGATTCGCTGGGCATTATGACAGTGGGGTAAAATGGTATGGAGTCACGCCCTTTAAGATTTACAGGACAACTGACCACAATATTGACAACCTAAATACTACCGTCAATGTGTGAAGAGATCGACGATTGAGAACATCGGACATCCGGTTCTCAAACGTGTTCATTACAACAGGA